GAATGGGGTACTTCTACATTCTCTGAAACTGGTATTACTATGACGGCAGAAAGTTTCTCTTTAACATCGTCTTCTAATGATATATTCGCAATGGGTGACTTAAACTTCACCGCGGGATTATCTACTGGCGAAGTGGTCGGAACTTTCATCTATGATGAACCTACTAATAAATCTATACTTTCTGGATTAACAACGATTACGATTGACGGAACTTCATATCTTTCAGCATCAACTATAACTGATGTTCCAGTTGTATTAACTGGTAACTCAGGCACTGGAAACGAGGTATCTATCGCAGTGGGTTCAGCAACAGACGGAAGACTACGATTGATGAACAATGTCGGTGCATTAATTTACAAATTCCCAGCGGCAGACGGAACAGCAAATCAAGTAATGAAGACTGATGGCTCTGGCGATTTAGTTTGGGCTAACGACACTGATACAACCTATGTAAGTTCAGACTTCACACACGATGACTTAACTGGTTTCGTAGCAGACGAACACATTGATTGGACAACAGCAAGTGCGGGAACTATACACGCAAGTAATTACACCGATACAGATACAGTTTACACAACATTCACTTCAGATTTTGATAACAGATTAGCAACAAAATCAACAACTAACTTAAGTGAAGGAACAAACTTATACTACACAGATGCAAGAGCAGATGCAAGAGCAGACATTAGGGCACAATTAAAAATTGATGCATTAGTTGGCGGAGCATCAGCGGCCTTTGATACATTAGTAGAAATTGAAAACGCAATGGCTACTGATACTGAATTGACTAACGCAATTTCGGCACTAAACCATGACAGTTTATCAGGATTTGTAGCAAATGAACACATTGATTGGACACAAGCGAGTGCGGGAACAATTCACGCAAGTAACTATTCTCCAGACCAAACAGTATCATTAACAGGTTCTGGTGCAACAACGATTACAGGAACATATCCTAACTTTACTATTAGCAGTACTGATACAAACACATCAACAGACATTACGGGAAATATAATTCCAGCAACTGACAACACTTATAACCTAGGTAGCACTACTAAAAAATACGCAAACATATATGGACATTCGGTACATGCAACATATGCCGACTTAGCAGAAAGATATGCGGCCGATGGAATATATGAAGCAGGAACAGTTGTAGTGTTTGGCGGTGAAGCAGAAGTTACTACAACAACAGAAGCACAAGATGTTTCAGTTGCTGGCGTAATCTCAACTAATCCAGCACTTAAGTTAAATGCAGATGCAGGCAATTCACAAACACATCCTTATGTAGCATTAAGAGGAAGAGTCCCGTGTCAGATAATTGGTCCAGTATCTAAGGGTGACTTAATCGTAACAGCAGACAATGAGCCAGGCTTTGCACAAAGTGTTGGCAAAAATGACACAGGTCGTTCAGTGTTTGCCAAATCAATCGAAACAGACTTGACAGCAGGTAAAAAAGTTATAGAAGTTGTAATTCTGTAATATTCTTTTATTAACTGTAAGTATTGCTTTTTTAACTAATCCGATAAATACTATTGTAACAGTTTTACTGTTGCGAACAAATGCCGAAAGAGGTGAAGGACCTTTCAGCATCAAGTAGGAGAAAGAACATCCTTATTATATCAGATGTCGAAATTAATTCTATGAGAATTCATATATGCAATTAGATGGAGGTATTAAATTTTCTACTAGGTTAGTCCTTCAGACTAACTGAGGGAGTGGAAACACTCTTTAAATGAATATTTTATAAAATATAAAACGGGAGAAATAAATGGCAGCATATGCAATCCAATTCCGTCGCGGTACAACAACAGAACATAATTCATTCACGGGTTTAGTGGGTGAGGTTACTGTAGATACAACTAAGAAGACAGTTGTAGTACACGATGGTTCAACAGCGGGTGGATACGCCCTGGCACTAGAAGGTGCCGCAGTATCATCATCAACGGGTGCGTTCTCAAGTAACGTAACAGTTGGCGGAACACTAGCCGTTACATCTACCACAACTATGGGTGGAAACCTAACAATGACTGGTCACATTTTGCCAAGTGCAAACGTGACTTACGACTTAGGTTCAACTACAAAAATGTGGAGAGATGTTTATATTGGCCCAGGCTCATTATACATTAACGGTAAAAAAGTTATTGAAGATGATTCCGGTTCGATTAACATCACAACGGACAACAACGAAGACCTTAAGTTCACTACAAGTGGAACAGGTACTCTAAAACTAATTTCAGGTAATGGTATTTCAGTTACTGGTGAGATTAACGCAACATCTGGTGACCTACAAATTGGTGACCACATGGACATGAACTCTAACTTGATTAAAGAACTAGCAACTCCGGTTTCTAGTACTGATGCGGCAAACAAAGCATACGTTGATTCAACGTCTGCTTCAGCAGTAACAGGCGGCTCTAATGCTGGCTCGTTTTCTACTGGTGCATTCTCAAGTAACGTAACTGTCGGCGGTAACTTAACAGTTTCTGGTACAACAACTACAGTAAACTCAACAAATGTCGAAATTGGTGATAACATTATTGCTCTTAACTACGATACTACAGGTACTCCTTCAGAGAATGCTGGTATTGATGTTGAGCGTGGTGATTCATTAAACGTTCAGTTACTATGGGACGAAACAAGTGACAAGTGGACAGTAGGTTCACAAACATTTGTAGCGGCAACATTCGAAGGTGACTTAACTGGTGACGTAACTGGTACAGTATCTTCAATTGCTAACCATGACACTGATGACTTAACAGAAGGCTCAAATAAGTTCTTCACTAACGCTTTGGCACAAGGTGCTATCTCAGTAAGTGGCGACTTGGGTTATTCTGGTGGCGTTGTATCTTTCACAGAAAGAACTGACGCAGAAGTAACTACATTAGCAAGAGCGGCAATTTCAGGCGCTGGTTCGCTAAGTTACAACTCAACAACTGGTGTTATGTCATTCACTATGAATGATGAAACAGTCCAAGATATTGTTGGCGCAATGATTACTGGTAATACTGAAACAGGTATTGCTGTAACTTATGATGACGCTGATGGTACTTTAGACTTTGTTGTAGCAAGTCAAACTGACGAAAACTTTACAACAGCAGACCATTCTAAACTAGATGGTATCGAAGCAAGTGCGACAGCAGACCAAACTGATGCAGAAATCAGAGCGGCAGTTGAAGCGGCAACGGACTCAAATGTATTCACTGATGCAGACCATAGCAAATTAGACGCTATCGAGTCTACAGCAGATGTTACTGATGCTACTAACGTAGCGGCAGCCGGTGCAGTTATGGAATCAGATTCAACAACAGCGGCAATGTCGTTTGTTATTGATGAAGACAACATGGCTTCAGATAGTGCTACTAAAGTTCCTACACAACAATCTGTTAAAGCATATACAGATGCACGTGAAACTGCAATTACATCAGCATATCAATCATATGCAGATACGGCAGAAGTAGATGCAAAAGCATACGCAGATACAGAAATTGCGGCATTAGTTGATAGTTCACCAGCGGCAATGAATACGCTGAACGAATTAGCGGCAGCCTTAGGTGATGACGAAAACTTTAGCACAACAGTTACTAACTCTATTGCTACTAAACTAGCACTAGCAGGTGGTACAATGTCTGGTAACATCGCAATGGGTGGTAACGATATCACTGGTGGCGGTGACGCAACATTTACTAACTTCAACGGTACGGCGACATATGCAAAATATGCCGACCTTGCAGAAAGATATGCGGCTGACGCAACATATGAAGAAGGTACAGTAATGTCATTTGGTGGTGAAGCAGAAGTTACTTCAGCAGTAGGTTATGGTTCAACTAAGATTGCAGGTGTAGTTTCTACTAAGCCAGCATTCGCAATGAACGATGCGGCTGGTAACTCAGAAACTCATCCTTTCATCGCTCTACAGGGTCGTGTACCATGTAAAGTTGTTGGAACAGTTTCTAAAGGCGACATCCTAGTAGCATCTGATATTTCAGGTACTGCTACAGTATGGACAGAATCAACAGTAGACCCACGTATGACAGCATATGTTGGTATTGCTATTGAAGACAAGACTACTGATGGCGAAGGTTATGTTGAAGTTAAAGTAGGTAAGTAATTATCTAGTTTACTGAAAATAAACAACGAAAAAGGGAATCTTAGGGTTCCCTTTTTTATTACCAAATCATTAACAAACATCTTAATAAAACTCACTTTTTGATAAATAAGAGTGTAGGGTTATGAAACTCTAACAGAAAAGACAAAGAGATATTATCTCTGAGTTTAAATTAACACTCTTAAAGGAGAATATAACATGGCAGCAAAAGCAACAGTAGGTAACGGTTTAGGTTCAATTACTACAATTCTTGATTCAGACGCGGCAGTGGCTAACCAAGCGGCATTAGACGCAATTTCGGCAGCATTACAAAATGCAGGTCACACAGTTGTAGGTATCGACGGCGCACTAGCAGGTGTAATGCACTTCGCAATTCAAGGTGGACCAGATGCATCAGCATACGCGGCAGAAGTTTTAGGACAGGCTCTTTCAGCAGTTTGTACTTTCACTAACTAATAAAACTTTTAATTAAGTGAAAAAGCCCTCTTTATGAGGGCTTTTTTTATGTATAAACATATCTTTTTTTATAAATTGTATAAATAGATATGTAAGTGATAAAGAAAAACACTTACGATAGTTGAGATATCTTCCGACTAATCAAATGCATGAGACTTTTCCGTGCAGTACATTGAGAATCCTTCCGATGTATAAAAAATAAAAATAAGTAAAATAAACGTTATGTATATTATTTCATGGAATGGTCTATGGAGTAATCAATAACAATGGCTAATTATAGGAGATAATAATGGCTGATATTAAAAACTTTGGTATCCGTGGTATAGGTGCTGATGTTCAGTTCGGTAAGTCGGGCGGTCGTGTTGTATATGATTCGGGAAATTCCCTTTTCAAAGTAACAACTGATGGTTCTACTTTAGGTAACATGAATGTCGCAACTCCAACTTCGGACAACCATGCGGCAAACAAGAGTTATGTTGACTCAGTTGCTTCAGGACTTGACGTTAAACAGTCAGTTCGTGCGGCTTCAACAGCAGACGTAACTTTAAGTGGACCGGGCACAACAATTGATGGCGTAACTATGGCATCAAATGACCGTGTTCTACTAAAAAACCAGTCCTCAGCGGCTGAAAACGGTATCTACGTATACAATGGTGCGGCGTCAGCAATGACTCGTGCAACTGATATGGACGGTGCCGCTGAATTTGTTGGTGCATTCTTCTTTGTTGAAGAAGGTACTGTAAACTCAGACCAAGGCTTTGTATGTTCAACTGACGGTACAATCGTTGTTGATACAACTTCAATTGCCTTTACACAATTCACAGGTACTGGTCAGTTAACAGCAGGTGCAGGCTTATCTAAAGCCGGTAATGCAATGTCTGTTAATGTTGACGATACTTATGTGAAAATTGATGGTTCAGACAATCTAACTGTTAAAGGTACTACGACTACTGGTCAAGTACTTCGTTCAGACGGTTCAGGTGGCGTGGCTTATGGCGCGGTTAACTTGACATCTTCAGACGCAGTTACTGGTGCTTTACCATTAGCAAACGGCGGTTTAGGTGTTGATGCATCTGATGCCGGTGGTAAAATTACTGCTCGTTCAAACTTAGGTTTGGGCTCAATGGCTACACAGGCAGCGAATAACGTTGCAATTACTGGCGGTTCAGTAGATTTATCAAGTGGTACTTTAACTCTAGCAAACGACCAAATCAATGGTGATAAAATTTCTGGTGGTACAATTGACTCAGCGAACCTTTCAGGTGGCGCAGGCAAGACTATCTCTGGTTTTGATATTACTGTTGCGGCTGGTAAAACACTAGACGTTGATGGTGTAGTTGATATTGACGCTTCATCTGGTAATATGGACGGTGTGACTGTCGGTGCAACCACAAGTGCGGCTGGCTCGTTTACAACTATGACTTCTGACTCAGTTGATGTTAATGGTGGTGCTATTGATGGTACAACTATTGGTGCTAATGTGGCAGCGGCAGGTACATTTACAAACGTAGATGCTACAGGTACAATCAAAACAGATGTACTAGACAACTACTCTGGTTCAAACATTGCGGTTAATGCTCCAATGGATGTTACTGGTGATGTTGGTGTAACTGGTTCAGTAACGGCCACTACATCAATTATTACTGATACAATCAGTGAAAGAGTTGGCGCGGCTGGTGTTACAGTTGACGGCGTTGTAATGAAAGATGCTGGTGTAACAGCAACTGGAACTTCAAACCTAACAACTGCGACAATTGGTACTGCTGATATTAACGGCGGTGCAGTAGATGGAACAATCATTGGTGCTAACACATCAGCGGCTGGTACTTTCTCAACAATGACAACAGCGAGTGCTTCTATCACAGGTGGTTCAATCTCTGGTACTTCAATCGACTTGTCAGGTCAAACTTTGACTTTGACAGCGGATTCAGTATCTGGTGATTCAATAGATGGCGGAACAATTTCTAACTTCGCTTCAACTGGTATTGACGATAATGCTGACCAAACAGTCCTAACTTTAGCGGCTGATGAGTCTGCAACTTTCGCCGGTGCAGTAACAGTTACTGGTGACTTAACAGTTAACGGTTCTGTAACATCAATCTCTTCAACTAACACTACTATCGAAGACAACACAATTGTTTTAAACAATGGTGAGTCTGGTGCTGGTGTAACTGAAGGTTCAGCAGGTATTTCTATCGACCGTGGTACAGCGGATGATGCACTTATCAACTGGAATGAGACAACAGATGAGTTCGAACTAAAAGTTGGTGCTTCATATGGTGACTTAAAAGTTTCAACACTTACGGGTGATGTAACTGGTGACCTAACTGGTGATGTAACTGGTGATGTAACTGGTAACTTAACTGGTAATGTAACTGGTAATGTAACTGGTAACACTGCTGGTGTTCATACAGGTGCAGTAACTGGTAACGTAACAGGTAATGTAACTGGTGACTTAACTGGTGATTCTGCTGGTACACATACTGGCGCAGTTTCAGGTACAACTGTATCTGCTTCTGGTGGTTTCTCTGGTGATTTAACTGGTGCAGTAACTGGTAATGTAACTGGTAACTTAACAGGTAACTCTGCCGGTGTTCACACTGGTGCAGTAACTGGTGATGTAACTGGTGACTTAAGTGGTGATGTAACTTCAACTGGTACTTCTACATTTACATCTATTGATGTAAACGGTGGTGCAGTAGACGGAGCAATCATTGGTGCTAATACTTCAGCGGCTGGTACTTTCTCAGCGTTGACTTCAGCAAATGTTACAATCACAGGCGGTGCGATTTCAGGTTCAGACTTGACTTCATCTAATGTTGATTTTGATGGTGGTGCGATTGATGCCACAACTATTGGTGGTAACACATCAGCGGCTGGTACATTTAGTACTTTGTCCACTGCAAGTGCGGCTATTACTGGTGGTACAGCGTCATTGACAACAGCAACAGCGACAAACCTAAACTCAGGCAATGCAACTATTACTGGCGGTTCAATCTCCGGTACTGATGTTGACTTGTCAGGTCAGACCCTAACACTAGGTACTGATTCAGTTTCTGGTAATGCCGTCCACGGTGGTACTATTTCTAGTGCTTCATTGGCTGGTGCCGCTGGTACAACAATATCTGCATATGACATTACTGTCGGTGCGGGTAAAACATTAGACGTTTCTTCAGCAGACGCTCTAACTTTGGCTAATAACCAGATTTCTGGTGATAAAGTTCATAGTGGAACTATCTCTGACTTTGCGTCAACTGGTATTGATGATAATGCAACTTCTACGAAGTTAACATTGTCAGACACTACTGCAACATTTGGTGTAAATGGTGACTTCGGCGCTAACACACTAGATGCAGGTGCTTCTACTTTAGCATCATTATCTGTAACAGGTAATGCTTCAGTAAGTGGTAACCTAACAGTTTCAGGTTCAGTTACAACTACTCTATCTGAAACAGTGAACATTGAAGATAACGAAATCGTTCTTAACTCAAACGAAACTGGTGTTCCTTCACAGGACGGTGGTGTTGTTATAGAGCGTGGTTCATCTGACAATGCGGCACTAAACTGGAACGAAACTTCAGACAAGTGGGAACTTAATGTAGGCGCGGCTAAGGCTGACTTACATATTAACGACCTAACTGTTTCTGAAATCGCTCTAACAAACGAACTTCCATTATCAATGGGTGGTACGCATACTGATACTTCAGGTTTTGCGGCTTCTTCAATGATGACAATGGACGGTTCAGGTGCAGTTACAGAACTTGCTAAAGGTTCTAACTCAACTGTACTTAAAGTTGCGGCAAACGGTACTCTTGGTTACGCTAAAGCAGATTTAACTGCTGACGTAACTGGCACTCTTCCTATAGCGAATGGTGGTACAGGTATCACATCAGCGGGTTCTGATAATAAAGTTATGACTTCTGATGGTTCAGCACTAGGTATGGAATATGTAGGTCAACTACGTAATTCAACTGGTGTTATGGCCATTGACGGTTCAGGCGTTACTTCAGGTTCTGGTGAATATGTTGCAATTACTAATGCTACTGGTAAAGTAACTCTAACAGCCAAAAACGCGGCGGCATCTGGTGCTGTAGATATGTATCTACAAGGCCAAGGTGGCGGTGATGTATTTATTGTTGGTCAATCTGGCGAAGCCTTAATTCAAGGTGAAGACGATACAGACTTAACAGTATCTGGTGGTGATGCTTCTGGTGGTGGTGCTGGTGACTTAATCGTTAAAGGTGGTAATGGAACTGGCGGTAACGCTTCAGGTTCAGTTGTCATTAAAGGCGGTAACGGTGGCTCAGCAGACGGAAACGTTCAAATTAAAGGTGCAGATGACACAGCAATCGCTACTTTCGTAGAGACTGCAAGTGCAACTGACTCTTTAACAGTGACTAACGGAACTGGCGGTGTAGAACTAGCAATGGCTGGTGGTACAAACGTCAACATGACATTGGCTCCAAAAGGTTCAGGTATTCTACTTGCACCAAATGGCTATGATATGTCATCTGCGGCAGATTCTGCCCTAGCAACTAAGGACTATGTTGACGATAAATCGGCAACTTCAGGTTCTTCAGGTACTAGACGTGTGGCATTTACTGCTAACGGTTCATCTTCATTTACAATCGGCACAATGGCTAACATTTCAGGAAAGTCTTACTATGTAAGTCGTATCTCTGCAAAAGTTACTACTGCGTTTGTTGGATGTGACGAGTTAGTCGTTTCTGACGGTACAAATACTCTAATGACAACAACTGATGCTGACCTTTCTGAGGGCGGTTTATATATTGTTGATTTAGGTTTTGAACTTGCAACAACAGGTGGTGCAACTATTACTGGTACTTTACAGAATGGTGGTTCATCTGCTTCACCAACAACTGGTGCGATAATTGTTACTGCGGAATACAAGCAAATCTAATTTGTGAGTAAACTGTAATAACTATTACCATCATGGTGATAATAGAAAGGGGGACTTCGTGTTCCCCTTTTTACGTCTATAGCCAAAGTGTTAACCGAGTAATATTAGCATATTAGATAAATACTTACAGAACTAAAATCTTTAACGACAGACTTAATTTATTAAGACTGACATGATAAAACGAACGTTGAGGAACGATAATGGCTGTAACGATTAATGCAAGAGGGACCAGTGTCCCTTACTTTAAAATTGGAAAATCTGGAACCACCTTCTATCAAGGAGATGCAGACCCGAGTAGTACATATACTATAAACGCAAACGATGTTTGGTTTGACACGTCAAACAACACGGTAAAGTTTCGTGTATCAAACGCTTGGTCTGGAATCACAACTGCTTCCGATTTAACTGTAACTGGCGACTTAACAGTTCAAGGTACAACTACTACAGTAAACTCAACAGAGATACAAGTTCAAAATACTTTAAAGTTTGAAGGTTCTACTTCAAATGATTACGAAACAACTTTAACAGTTGTCGACCCGACAGCAGACAGAACGGTAACAATACCGAATGCAACAGATACGTTAGTTGGTAAAGCAACAACAGATACATTAACTAATAAATCAATTGATTTAGATTCTAATACGCTTTCAGGTACACTTACAGAATTTAATACTGCGATGCAAGGTGATGATTTCGTTTCTTTAACAGGAACAGAAACACTTACAAATAAAACATTCACAGCACCTAATTTAAATGCTCCTGTGTTTGGCACAGGCACAAGTAGTCCATATTTTACAGAAGTTAGATATAATACTTCAAATATGATGAAATTCAATCAGATGTACACGGGTGCATCTAGTGGCTCATACTTTGACCCAAATGAATATCAAAAAGTTGTTACTATTATTCCAGCAGGCAATAGTGAAAACTATCAAATTATTGGTCGAATTACGGCACAAAATGCTGGCGAAACACATATAGTAAATTTCAATGCCGCACTTAGAAGTGGTGACCCATTACCAGATTTAAGTTGGACTGTAGAGTATTCAGAAGAATATAATGGCGCTAGGTATATTGACCCACAGTTATGGACAAAAGAAACAACAACATCAGGATTTATTTTTGCATTTAAAGTATTATCAAGAATCTATGGAACAGTAACAGTTGACATGGATGTCATTCCAAGAACTAGTTCTTTATTAAGTAATGTTTCAGTTAATAGTACACAAAACAGTGAACAATCATCTGTAGATACTGGCTATACTGCAAATGATATGACTAGAGTGTTTAGAAGACAAGGCACAACACATACATTCTCAGGAAATATATTACCAGATACTACCGAAACATATGATATTGGCTCTTCTACAATGAGATTCAATGATATCTATCTTGCTGGTAGCACAGTTGATATTGGTGGTACAAAACTTTCTAAAGATAGTGATGGCAACTTAGACATCAAAGACTCAAGTGATGTTAGAAAAACAATAAAAGCCGCGGCGATTGAACTATTTGATACTGACGGTAAGAAAATTAAAATTGAACGTGATTCCACATCGGGTAAAATGAAATCACGTAAGTACGATTCAAGTGGTAATGAAGAAACAGACTCAGATGACGTTATTACCCTAGAAGAAGATAAGTCACCGAAACTAGGTGGAGATTTTGATGTAAATGGCAATAAGATAACATCAACATTAAATGGCGATATTGAGATAGCACCACATGGAAGTGGTAATGTAAATATTATAAGTACGGGTGCTATCGTTATGCCAGTTGGCACAACGGCACAAAGACCAGGTACAGGCGTTGTTGGTATGATGCGTTTCAATTCTGATATAGATGCTTTTGAAGGTTACAATGGTGCATCTTGGGTTAAACTTGGCGGAATGACTCCATCAAATGATTCCAGAGACAATGGTTTAATTACTGATACTGAAGTCTTTAATGCGAACTATGGTTCTATCACTGACACTGATACAGCATCATATACATTAGACAGAGGTCTTGTAAGTAATAGTGATACAGTTTAATTATACTGTAAATTTAGATAAATACTATTAACAAGAGTACGGAGATACTATTATGGCAAGACAGAATGGTGCCGCATCGGCAAGTGAAAATTTAACAGGTAATATTAACTTTTATACAATGTATATAAAGACATTGGATATTACTGCAACTGGTGATATATTAGACCAGACACAACAAAATTTAGATGATGTAGTTAATATTATATCATTGGTAGCACAACCTACAATTATGAATGCTCCTTTATCAGTCACATTAACCGGACTTGCTCCGACTTTGACAGGTGCAGGATTTGTTTTTAAATTCGCAGTAGAACACGCAGATGTTTTTGAACGTAGCGGTGATAATATTGCTGTTTTGAAAGAACTTCTTCACGGAATAACAATTGATAGTGTTGCATTAAGCACTTCAAATGTAGAATTTGCTATGTCAGATATACTTTAATTATTTTATTAAGATTTAAAATGAAAAAGGGAACCGAAAGGCTCCCTTTTTTTATGTAAGTAAAATAGGTAGGACTTGGGTACACCTACAAATACGGACCGAAATACCATTTCTAAACCGTACAACCTAACCCCGAAAGTGACTTCGATGTGACTCCCTCTGTTTTCCAGATAAAGCCTGGGTACCACCCCTGGTTAGTCAAGTTCGACTCTTTTGGTAGGAGCCTCTTCCTTGCACTATTAACAAAAGTTAATTAGACTTTTGCTACTTATAATACTAATATAGCACAAGTGATTCGCTTTGTCAACAACTTTTTTTAATTATTTGAATATTTTTTTGATAGTTGAGCAGATGGTGTTTCCTTTCGGCTCAGTAGGTAATGAATTATCTTCTATCCACTCAGGAAACTTTTCGAACAGTGTTTTCCACTGAACCATTTCATTATATAAATCTACTATTCTTTTTAGATGCTCAGTAGTGTTTGGGTAGTTATGTTCAGATTTTAATTTATTGACTCTCTGTTTACATTCATTTAAGTCAGAGATGTCTCTGTTAATTGCTTCGAATATTTTCTCAAATGATTCTATATTGTTAAATTTATTGATAAGAAACTGATGATGTTTGTTTTTTGGTTTGCTATCGTATAGAAACATAATTTCTTGTAAGTCATAATACAATGCCTTTACTGGATTAATACTTTCCCTGTATCTTTTCATAATTTCTTCGATAGCAAAGTCCTGACTTTCAGTCGCTAGGTTCTCAAGTACACTTATAGCCAATATATTGATTCGTTGGCTACTTGCTGATAGAGCCTTCTTTGATTCTTCTTTCACTTTAGCGATTACTATGTCTACAAGACGTGCTTCGGTAACATCTAAATCTCTTTTTAGATATTCTACATGTCCAGGACTTGAATGAACTATTGTTCTTCGTAGGCTGTCCGTCACTCTTTCACCCTTAAGAACTTGCTTACAGTCGCGGATAAATCTTTGTTTTTCTAAGTTTATGATATGATGATTCACTATATCTCCTCCAAACCCTCTCTCTTATACTAGTATTTAGGATGAATCTGATAATATCAAAGTGACGATATAATGTCTTTTATAATCTTTAGTTTTTTCTTACGAAAAAGGGTGCGTCTAGTTCCAGGATGCAACGGTTTAGGTATATAGTTTGTTTCGACCCAAGCGTATCCACCTGTTTCATGGTTTGTTTTGGGTATGAATTCTTTTTCAACTAATATAACAAAAGAATAGTAACTAAATTCTCCTTTTCTTGTGTGATATTGGTCTAATGGATATATCTTAATAACATCGTTTTCGGTATTTAAATCAATTTCTTCAGATAATTCTCTTAATAGTGCTTGAGACACGTTCTCATTATCTTCGACTTTACCGCCAAAGAATCCCCAGTTTCTAGGAAATGAACCGTTTAATGTTCGTTGTTGTAGAAGTATACGGCCTGTGTCTTTTGCTATTATGCATCCGCCAGATGCTCTTATCCTGTTTTCTTTCATTACGGAGTAGTTACTAGTTCTAGCCTCCAATATCCACCTTCATATATTCCTTGATATGTGTCAGTCCATTCGCCTTTCTCAAACTTAAACTGCTGAGATGTTGTTGTGTTTGTTACATATTCACGGGTAACATTTGCACTAGCATCAAAACTTTTTACCCACTCTGTTCCGTTATATTCTAAAATATCATTGGCATCAATTGCTATTCCCCAAACACTACTACTATCAGCAGAATCTAAGGTTAGATATCTTTGTCCATTTGCGACATTTGGAACACTATTAAATCCTGGTTTTGCTGTAGAGGCATTAATAATTCTATCTACAGAAGTTACTGTGTTTGTTGGTAGAGTAGCAGGGTCTATTGTAAATGCCAATGTTGTTACATCACTAGTAGTCGCAAGTGTTCCAATCACATCCGCATTCAAGTCTTCTACTTCGCCATGATACTTTAGTCTAAGCCTTGAAACTCCACTATCTAAAGTGCCATAATCTTTAAGAACAGTTGCCCACGGAATACTAGCATCGTAATTTCCATTTGCATATGGACTACATACTACTGTTCCTGCATTTTTATAAACTCTCAGTGCGTAATTGTTTGGTGTCACAATGACACTTGATTGTGCTTTTAAGTCAGCAAAGAATTCAAATGCATCTGGGTCATAATCAAGTGTGTCTAAATCGTTGTATGTGTATATATTATTGATAATATTTCTAACTACATTTTGTCTTGTTACTTGTGCAGGTGGATTAATCCAAATAGGAATTTGGAATATCATCGTTGCGATATCAATCTGGTCTTCAATTCCTGCTGGTATTCCTCTGCTTGTCCATTGTAAGTCAGTCATTTCTACTACTGTGATAGTTGTCCAGTCTACTGGATTATCATTGTGCTGTATTTCTAATGCTGGATTAAACAATACTAAGATTTGTTCAAGTAGTTGTAATTTTTGGTCTGTATTCGAAGTCCATATGTCTACTTGCATATTCAGTAAGTAAGGAACTGGCATTAATCGTTTTACACTATATTTGTTGCCCGGTTCACTTGTATAAGAGTTTGAACCATCATCAAATTTTCTTTCATTGACACTTACAGCGTCATTGAAAAATGGTTCTTGTAGTCTTTGTCTATCTGGTTGTAAACTTTGAACATGTGCCGCAATGAACGGTGCAGAGTTTACTACGTTCTCAGAGTTACCTTTGAGAATAGTTGCCGCCATACGAGACACATCTCCATATCTGGATGGTACTCTGATATAATAATCAGTTGTCCCATCATTCATTTTCTTTCCAGTTTTAACTGTAAAGCCACTAAACATTCTAATAAATTGTAGAATGTATCTTCGAATCTGATTGTCATAGAAATGATTTTGTGCCATATTAGTCTACCTTTGGTCTCACTGCTTTTGACAGATTGACTTTTGATGTAATAGTAGTTCCGTCATCTAATTTTACTGTTCCACTATTGTTAATAAATTGATTATGTAATGCGTGTCCTACTTCCCACGCTCCATCATCATCGTTAATTCTGTACCACTTACTATCTCTATATTGAAATAACCTCGATGGTGTATAATCTGTTCTTAAGAAATATGAGTCCGTTGCTGGAGAATTTGGAAATTCTTTTCCGTATGCTACTGTGGCATAATCCACATCATCTGGGTGATTTGACTGTGTTGCATACTGTAGATTGTTTGTTCTGTAGTCCCAGTATTTTCCAGGGACATTATCGGCCGCTTCTTGTACGACAGCATCAGTGATTTGAAGTTCTTTATTGTAGGTTGATAAGATATTCTTCAAATCTGACGCTTCTTCACCAGTACCAAGAATATCAGAGTACTCTTGTGTATCTTGTAGTTGTTTACAACGAACACGCCAAATATGTGGCCACCAACCAGCATCAAAGCCGCCTGCGTCTTTTGTTGCTTCTTGTACAACCCAATATTGATTGACTGCATCTGGGTCTTCACCATCGTTGCCTTCTAGCATCATATCTTCACGCATATGAGGCAATTCGATTACATCACCAGTCATAATTTTACGACCTAGTTGATTAACCATTTCGTTTAGATGTAAAGTGAATACTTGTTGGTCATTGCCTAGAAACATGCCGAACTGTGATAATTCAAAATCTTGGTCAGATACAGTATAAACTCCTCTAAGGTCATACACATCAGCATCATACTTTCTATCACGGTTTTCTAAGAATAGTAAATCTTGTATTGCCGGGTTTGCAGGGTCATAGTCTGCGGCAGTCTTATCTTGTGAGCCAACATACTTATGAATTAGAAGAGATGTTCCACCGTGGTCAAAGTGTGCTTTGACTGTTTTGTCAACAAATTTATAATCGTTACCCTTTTTAGGATTCCATAGGCTAAGTCTTGCCATAACTATTTTTCTCCATAATTTGACTTCTTACTGTATTTATCATATAATATAGTAATATAATTTGAATATTATAAATAAAGTTTTAGGAAGGTATATAAATGCAAAATCAAGGATACTTATCAGTAAAAGAGTTAATTTCTCCTTTTACTGTTAAACAGTTTAAAATGTGGGCAATGAACCCAGACAACATACATCGTGGTAACGCTGTAAATGGGGAATACTACGGGAAACATCGTAAAGGTAGAGAATACAATGTCTGGTGGACTAGAGTGCCACCAAGAGAGATGTGGCAGCCCATCGTAGATAACTTAAGTAGATACATTGATACTTTCTTTCAAGGAAAAGAATGGGATATTCATGTAGTAGATTGTATTACAACAAGGCCAGCAAGTTCAAAGATTAGGGCACATATTGATACTCCTTATAGATTTGAAGAGTATGCTCGTATATCAAATGATGAAGTGTTTGGCATACAATGTATAATACCATTAGATAAGTTTACACTTGAAAACGGAGCAACTTGTGTTCTTCCCGGCTCACACAGTGAAATGTATTATTATAAAGATATAGAAGAGAATCAGAGTGACTATGATGAGATGTTAGTTAATGATGGATTTCAATTTGTTTCAAATCCTGGCGATGCACTGATGTATAATGCAAGAACTTTACACAGTACGATGCCAAATAAGAGTGAGAATTTTAGAAGTGCTTTACTGATAAATGCACTTGATGTCAATATCTTAAAAAGAATTAGAGAACTTGACCAGAACACTAAAACAGCCCGTAAATTAAAAAAATGACGGAAAACTTGACAAATCGCCCGTTGTGATGTATAGTAATATTAATTATTGATATATAAAAGTAAAGATGAGCAAAACGTGACAGCAAAAACAATGAGAAAAAGCAAAGCAAAAAATAAAAATCCATTTAGTGATGAATCAATCACCGGCACAGAACCAACTTGGGAAGGCTCAGATACATGGACAGCAGAGAAGTATTACAGAGAACGAGGAAGAACTCCGTACTTCTATAGTTACTATCATAAATCAAAAGATTTTATTCCTTGGGTTGTTGACTATATGAAAACAAATGGTTATTCTAACGAAGATATAAAATCATATAAAGCAGCCGAGGATTGGCGAACTAAAAGCACTCTTGCCGGCTATGTGAGAGCATTGTCAAAAGGTATGCCAGAAAACCATGACGGTATTTCTGAATATTTAGATACATTAGATGGAGTTTCAGCAACATCTTTGCGTGATGCTTCGGATATTGTTAAACAACAAATAGAAGAAATTGTTGCTTATGGCAAAACAATCAAAGAAGAGCAAAGGGCAGAGAATACTATAGAAGACAAAAAGTATAAGCCATCTATTCAACAACTTCTATTCAACAAATCGTTAGAAATGTCAGATGAGATAGATGAATTTGTCGAAGAGTACGATGGCACAACAACAATGCTATCCAGTTTCGACCCTCAGAGAATGTTATTGATTGTTGGGGCTAAACCAAATCACGCTAAAATAATCGCATCAATATACAAGCCAGCATATGATGATTTTGCAGAACTTGTTAATCCTCCTAGTACTAAAAAAATGAATGAACTTGAAAAAGATTTACACGAGCAACTCAAAGAGGGTTATTCGCATTTATCTAAAAATATCATAAAGAACCAGTTTAAGATGTACAAGACTATTATGGATGCGTGTGATAATATCGTATTAAAGGGCAAAGTGACAAGAAAGCCTCGTAAGAAGAAGATAGTCAGTGCTGAAAAGCAAGTCAGTAAGTTTAAATATTTAGACCATCATCCAGAAACAAAATCAATTAGTGTCAATCCAGCAGACTTAGTAGGGGCAAATATTGCCATAGTATATAATTCCAAGACAAGAAAACTTGGAGTATACCACGCTCAGAATGTAGACCCAACAGGAATGGGTAGAGATGGCTCTGGACTTAGTGTTAAAGGTACAACTATTCAAGGGTATGACCCAGATACCAGCGTCCAAAAGACGTTACGAAAGCCAATCGACCAGTTAGCAACGTTTAAGAAAATAGCAAAACGTTCATTCCAGAAGGAGTTCAGTGCTATTAATAGTGTTGAAGTTAAAATGAACGGCAGATTTAATGACCATAGTTTGATTATCAAAGTTTTTTGATAAATACTGTTATAAGTAGTTTACTGTAAATGTATTTGAGGGTCAACAATGGCAAAACAACGCAATAAGATAAAAAATGATGTAATTAAACAGATTAGACTGTTACTTGGTGACGGTATGGTTGACATCGAACTAGACCCAGAACACTATGACCTTGCAATTGATATTGCTTTAGATAAGATTAGACAACGCTCAGAGAATGCAGTAGAAGAAGACTTCTATACTATTATACTTAAAAAAGAAGTAGATGAATACTCACTTCCTAAAGAAATAACAGAAGTAAAGAAGATACATCATCGTTCATTCGGACACGGCATATCTTCTGGTGTTGATATGGACCCATTTGAATTAGCATATGCAAATTCATATTTCTTTATGAACAACCATGTTGGCGGTATTTCAACATACGAATTATTCTCTCAGTACCGTGAAACTCTAAACAGAGTTGCGGCAACTGATATTCAATTTATCTGGAATCCTGCTACTAAGAAAATTAAACTTCTAAGAAAAATGAGAGCAGATGAAACAGTTCTTCTTCACGTTTACTTAGAAAGACCGGATGACCAATTACTAGTAGACCCTTACTTAAAATCTTGGATGAGAGATTACTCATTAGCATATTGTAAGAAAATGATTGGTGAAGCCCGTTCTAAATTCGCTACACTTCCTGGCGCACAAGGAGGAGTTTCATTAAACGGTGATGTCTTAAAAGCAGATGCCGCGGCAGATATAGAGAAATTAGAAACAGAATTGAAACTGTACATTGATGGTTCAGCACCACTAGGTGTTATGATTGGCTAACAGTGGCTTTTCATCCACTCAACACTAAAAGTCCTTGTGTAAGCATATGCAAGTATAACGAGAAAAACTTCTGTATCGGATGTAAACGTCATATGAACGAAATATTCGATTGGCTTGATTATACTGATGATATGAAAGATGCCATTCTAAAAGATTTAAAAACCAGAGATATAACCTCAGAAAACGGTTGACAACCAGTCATTTTTTGTGATATAATAAAATATTACAAAATGAGAAAAGAACAAATGATAATCGGTATTACAGGACTAATCAGTTCAGGTAAAGGCACAGTCGCCGACACCCTAGTCGAAAAACATAATTACATTAAGTTGAGTTTTGCAGATAAACTTAAAGATGGAGTTGCAACTGTATTCGGTTGGGACCGTGCTATGTTAGAAGGTGATACAGTAGAAAGCAGAGAATGGCGTGAAACTGTTGATGATTTTTGGACTAATGAAACTGGCAGAGAGATTACTCCTAGACTTGTACTACAAGAGTTCGGCACTGATTGTATGCGTAATGGCTTTTATGATGGCATCTGGGTTAGTCTAGTAAAACAAGAAATTATCAATAACCCTCAAACCAATTACATTGTACCTGATGTACGATTTGCTAATGAGATAAAAATCATTAAAGATTTAGGTGGTGAAGTTTGGAATGTCAGAAGAGGCGAACTACCAGAGTGGTGGGGAACTGCGATACTCGACAACACTACTGGCTCAAACTTAATGAGAAGTACCTATCCCGATGTACATCAAAGCGAATGGAGATGGATAGGAACTAATGACGAGTTCAATTTTATACTTTATAACAATGATACTATAGAGAAATTATATAGTAAAGTTTCGGATAGGTTGTCTACGTAGTTAACTCTTAAAACAGTGTTTTTTCGTGTTTTTGACTAAATAGTAGTAGTGAAATATATTTACTATTAGTAATTAAATCAACCAAGGAGAAAATACTATGGCTACATTAGTATCACCGGGTGTATCAGTAACAGTTAGTGACGAGTCGCAATATGCGGCAGCCACGCAAGGTACCCTACCATTATTAGTTATTGCGACAGCAAGTAACAAAGCAGATGCATCAGGAAGTGCAACCGCGTCTGGTACTAAACCAGCAAACGCAGGAGTTGCCTACTTAGTATCATCTCAGAGAGAGTTGGTCGAAACATTCGGCGAACCAAAATTTTATGAAGTTGGCGGTTCAGTTGTTCAAGGTTCAGAAACAAGTGAATACGGACTATTAGCGGCATACCAATATCTAGGAGTTTCAAACAACGCATACATTATTCGTGCAGACGTTGATTTGTCAGAACTAGAAGCATCAAGTACAGCACCAGCAGGTGTTATCACTAACGGTACATATTGGCACAATACTTCGAAATCAGATTTCGGAATGTTTAAGTGGTCAGGTACTGCTTGGGCAGCCCAAACAGTTTCAGTTTTACACGATGCACCAGGAACAGGAAACGTAGAAGCGATTTCAGGTGGCTTTGCGGCTCCTTCGAACAACTTTGGCCAAGCAGGCGATTTTGCAGTTGTAACATCTACTGCAAATGTTTCATATTATGAAAAAGTTGCAAGTGCGTGGGTTTTAGCAGGCGACACTGGTTCTAGTGACTTCCAATTTAAAATGTTTGCACCAACATTAAATTCAGCAGGCGCGGCATTAGTAGCCGGCGATGTTTATGTTCGTCTAGCGACTGCAGGCGGCGGGTTAGATGTAGACTTAAATGTTTACAACTCAACATCAGGTTTATTTACAGCAGTTCAGGCTCCAGCATATGCTTCAGACGATTTAGCATCAGCGACATTAACATCTTTAGGTGATGTTTATGCTATGTACAACACAGCGGCAAATGGCTTTGGTCATTTTAATCTAAAACGCCATTCGGGTGCAACTACATCAGTTATTACTACAGGTGTACTTCCAAGTACTACAGCAATTACTGGTAGTATCATAATCGAAGGTGAGACAAGAACATTTAGTTCTGCCACAATTGATGCAGTTATTACGGATATGCAGGCAAATGCGGCATTGAATACAGCAAACGTTAAAGTTGAAAAGATTGGTACAAATAAAATTCGTTTTACTAAGACAGATGGTAAAGAGTTGAATATTTCTTCAGCGGCACATCATGCTGTGTTTGGTTTAACAGCATCTACAGTATCAGCATCAGTTTGGGAAGCATTATCTTACCAAGCAAAGTCAACACAAATCACAGGTACACTTGCAGAAGGTACATTATGGTATAGTTCATCGCTTAACATTGAAATAATGAAAAATGTTAACAACGGTGGTACTATGGAATGGCAGAAGTATGCATGGTCAGAAGATACAAATAGTCTTGCACCAAGTGAATGTCAATTAGTTTCAGGCGCTCCAACAACTCAAAAAGATGGCACTGCTCTAGTAGCCGGTGACATTTGGGTAGACGGTGATGCAGTTCCATATGCAACAATTTATCGTTGGTCAGGTTCAGCGTGGGTCAAACTAGACAACGCAGACCAGTCATCTACAAACGGAATGGTATTCAGTCATTACTCACACGATGCACCTTATGATGCAGACGGAGTAGCAGTGGCAAGAACAGCACACGCATCAGCGGCTAATCCAGATTTACATCCAGAAGGCATATTGATGGTTAACATGGACTACTCTACTTACAACGTTAAGAAATATACTAGCGGTAAGTGGGAATGGGCTTCAGGTGTAAACACTGACGGTTCAGGCAAGTTCGGACCAGTTGCTCAACGTCATATGGTTGTCGAAGCAATGCAATCAGCAGTTTCATCAAACGATGGAATTCGCTCAGAAGCAGTATACTTCAATCTAATCGGTGCTCCAGGATACTTTGAATTGATGGATGAAATGATTACATTAAACAAAGACAAAAAAGAAATCGCATTCGTAATTGGCGATACTCCTATGTCATTGAAATCAGATTCAACTTCATTGAAAAACTGGGCTTCAGCAAATGTTCCAGCAGAAACATACGCGGCAATGTATTATCCACACGGTTTATCAAGTGACTTATCTGGTAACGATGTAGTTATACCTTCATCGGCGATTGCACTTAGAACAATTGCATTCTCAGACCAAGTTTCATATCCGTGGTTTGCTCCAGCGGGTCTTACTCGTGGTGTAGTTTCAAACGCAACACAAGTTGGTTATATCAACTCAGAAGATGAGTTTGTTAAAGTACAACTTAGCGAAGGTCAACGTGATGTTCTTTATGGACAGCGTATTAACCCAATCGCAGACTTCCCATCAACAGGAATGGCAGTATATGGTCAGAAGACTACACAAGCAACTGCTAGTGCCTTAGATAGAGTTAATGTTGCTCGTTTGACAAACTATATGCGTCACAACTTAGACCAATTATCTCGTGCATTCTTATTCGAACAAAACGATAAGATTACAAGAGATAATATGAGAGATGCAGTAGAACGTTTCTGTGGCAATCTTGTTACTCAAAGAGGTTTATATGACTTCTTAGTAGTATGTGATAATTCAAATAACACACCAGCAAGAATTGATAGAAATGAATTATGGGTAGATGTTGCAATTCAACCAGCGAAAGCAGTTGAGTTCATTTACATCCCACTTCGTATCAGAAATACTGGCGAAACATTATAATATAAACTAGAGAGTTTAGTTTAAAACCCCTCCATCAGTGAGGGGTTTTTTATGGGCGCCATTAACGTATCTGATAAATACAGATATGAGAATTAATGAAGTCATACTACACGAAGAATTACTAGACGTAAAGTCTGTGATAACTTCGCCTATTAAAAAACTAGATAAAGTTTTTAAGAGTAACAACTATGAATTAAGAATAGTTGGCGGCGCTGTGCGTGACTTAGCGTTAGATAAAACACCAAAAGATATTGATTTGGCAACTGATGCTACGCCAGAAGAAATGATGAAGATACTTGATAAATCAGGAATCAGACATATACCTTCTGGTTTAGAACATGGAACTATCACTGCGATACTAGATAACGAGCCATATGAAATCACAACACTAAGAGCAGACAAAGAAACAGATGGCAGACACGCAGAAGTTGAGTTTGTTAAGAGTTGGGAAGAAGATGCTAAACGTAGAGACTTGACATACAATGCTATGAGCATGGATATGGAAGGCAATGTATTTGATTACTTTGGTGGCATGGACGACTTACAAGATAAAGTCAGTAAGTTTGTCGGTGACCCAGAAGAAAGAATCACAGAAGACTATTTGAGAATATTAAGATACTTTCGTTTTCAAGGTAGACTATCAACTCCTACTTGGGATAAAGACACACTGAAAGCAATCAGTTCAAATGCAGAAGGTTTGAAAAAGATAAGTGCTGAAAGAGTGTGGCAAGAAATGGGCAAAGTTCTTTCAGGTAACAACGTTGCGAATATATTAGATTATATGGCTAAGACTGGTGTTAGTAAAGTTATAGGATTATCAACTAATGACTTGAACAAAGTAAAAGATAATGGTAATTCTATCGTTGCATTAGCACAGACGGGCAACACAATAGATATAGCAAAGCGTTGGAAATTAAGCAAAGTTCAAGCAACTATGTTAGACTTTCTAGTTAAGAATAAGAATAATACACTTGACCAAAAGAAAGTAGAAGATATGATTGCTGATGGAGTTGATAAGACTTTAATTACATCATTAGCAACTTTACAAGGCAAAGAAGTAAACATAGACGCAGAAGTTCCAAACTTTCCGGTAACAGGTGCTGACTTGATTGCCAAAGGTATGAAACCAGGACCAGAGATGGGTGCAAAACTTGGACAACTCAAACAGAAGTGGAAGCAAAGTAACTTCAAGGCAACTAAAGATGAATTGTTAAAAGAAAATTCAGACTTAGGCACACAAAGAGGTAGATTAGAATACTATCTAAAGAAACCAGTCGAAGATGGAATGTTAGTTCATTTATCTGGTTTAGGAAAGTTTCATAAAGATAACGATGAATTAGCAGATATAGTACCAGAAAGAAATGGAGTATATGCTTTACATCCTGATAAATGGGAAAGCACATTTTACAGTCTAACAAATAAAGATTTCAAAAAGATTGTTCACTATAAACCAACATTAATAAAAGCACCAGCAGATATGATTGTTGCTGATATGGCTATTGCAAATAGATTTTATAGAACAGATAGTCCAGAAGAACAAGAACAACTTGCTAAAGAATATAAAGATAGTATAGGTAAAGACATATCTAGTATGAAAATGCCAGAGGTGATTATGCCTGCGGCCAAGTTATCTAAGATGGATGAAGCAGTTCATAGATTTATGACAGGACACGGCGTAACCTTTGCTGGTAAGAAACATGATGAGATAGAGATTGAAGTGACAGGGACTGATAATGTGAATAAGAAATATATCGTTACAATACTTGCTCCAAAAGAACTATTTGGCAAACAAACTCAAATCTCTTCTAAGTATATGAATAGAGGACCTTGGACTAAAACAAAAATAGAAGATGCATTTAAGTAAAAAAACCATGGAACTATTACTTGTTAATTACAAGAACATACACAGTGCTATGTTAAAAGACTGTGCTGACAAACAAAAGTTCACTAAGTTGATTGCTGATTTAGAAAAAGATTTAGAGGAGTTAGAAGATGCAAGTATATAAGGAAACAATCTGGCACTTCACTTGTAAATCTTGTACTGGATTTTGGTCTATTGCCGCTTCTGATGAATGGGTGCCAACAGAACTGTTTTGTCCACACTGTAGTTCGAAACGCACATATGACAACGAACTAGCAGACCAGATGGATGACAATGACTATCTTCCTGAAAGCAAGCCGTCTCAACTCGAAAACTATTATGAATTTGAAGACGAGTTTGGCGATATGGAAGAACTTAAAAAAGAAGAATGGTGTTCTTGTGGACACAAAATCATAGATTGTGACTGTAAAGCAGGATGCAAATGTGGTTGTAATAAACGATTTTTAGGTGCATATTAACTTACAACTTAATTATTGATAAAATAGATAAATACTAGTGTTAAAACCATAATCGAACACTATTATAGGAGATAAAGAAAATGGCAAGAACATTAAACAATTTTGGTGTACCTACTGATTCAGGCGCAGATGCCGTTGGTACTGGTATATTACAACCAAAACTAAACTATAGATTCCGTGTAGTAGTTGCTGGTTTTGGTGGAACTGGAACAAGTTCACAAGAATTCACAAGACAGGTTATGAATGTATCCCGTCCAAAGGTCTCACACGAGTCAATTCCATTAGATTCATACAACTCACGTATGTATGTTATGGGTAAACACACTTGGGAGCCAATTACAATAACATTGCGTGATGATATCGCAAATAATCTAACTAAACTAGTTGGTCGTCAAGTACAATCACAGTTAGACCATAAAAACCAAAAAGGTCCTTCAGCGGGTACTAATTATAAGTTTTCAACATTGATTGAAATCTTAGATGGTAACTCTGGTGATGCGACTGAGCAATGGCAGTTAGAAGGATGTTTCATCACAAACGCTGACTATTCACAGTCTGATTACGCAGTTTCAGACCCAGTAACTATCACTGTGACTTTACAGTATGATAATGCTGTTCTGAATGACGACATTATGCCACCTATGGACTTCGTATCTGATTCTACTGTAGCAGGTTAATAAACAGGAGTAACCTCCATGTCGTTTGAAAGAAAGAGTGCTAAGAATACGGCTAGACGAGTTCTAGCCGATAGTGCTAATGCAAAACATAGATTTGGATTCTCAGGTGAACACGGCTCACCTATTACTGAAAACGCACCTAAACTCTCTGACCTTTATTTTATAGAATTTAAAGCAGTATCAGATGACACAATATCGGATTTAACTCAATTATCCGGCTTAGCAAAAGCAGTATCTCCTATTGCAATTAATACTTCAACAATGCCAATTGACCAATACGGTAAACGTGTTTTCGTTCCTACTCGTGTTGATTTTCCTGAAGTATCACTTACAATGTATGATACAGTGGATGGTCAAATGTTTAACTTCGCAGAAGATATATACAGTAAATTCTTTAAGAACCAAGATGCTAAAGTTACTGGTGCTAATGCAGAAGAGGTACTGACAAGTGCCCACAAACACGGCAGAAAATTACCTGAAAATAAACATTCGTACTATCATCAACATTTTGAAAAGATTACAATATATCACTTTTTTGGTAACCTTGATGCTTCGTCTCCTCATGCAAATGAAACACAAAACCGCGGTAAAGGAACAGTTCAAAAAATAGAATTGATTAATCCACTAGTCACAAATATTGTTTTTTCTCCAAGTGATTATAGTGTTACAGACATAAGAACTACAGATTTCACAGTTCAACCAGAAAACATAATAATAGGCAACGTAGACTCCTCTATAACATTCCCGGCTTGGATGACATTAGGAATGGATTATATGTTAGATGAATTAAGTCCACAACTTAAGAGACTACCGGGCAATCTTTATCCTGATAAATTTGCAGAAGGTCCAAGAGGCGAGTACTCTAGGTTTAAGTCAGTTAGTAGAACAGCCGGTAATGAAAATTATGAAGATTCTCTAGGCAAACAACGAGTTAATCAATATGGCAATGACGACAGAACTCAGGCTGAAAGTCTTACAGACCCAGCAAGAATAGAACAACAAGAGTATAACGACACGAATAGAAAACTAAACGAACTAATGAGATTGTATAATGCTCAAATTCAAAATCCTAATGAGCAAGGCAATGAAGCATTAGCAATGGCTTTAAAGAGTCAAATTGGAACAATTAATGCCGCAAGACAGAGTAGATTTGAAAGAGGACAAGAGGCAGGCGGTAATCAATTTGATACTCCATATACTCCAACATATACGAATCCAGATATTCCAACATTTGGTGGTATCGGAAACAGTAATCCGGGAGGACAAGGATATCCAAGATATTCTACAGACATTGGCTCAGCAATGATAAGAGAACTTGTCGGGTCATTCTTTGGCAATCGAAAATTTGATGCTAATAACATCAAAGGCACAGTAATAAATAAAATGATAGGTAACGATGGCAAATCAGAGAGTAGAAAGATTTTAGGACAAGTGTTGACTGACGGCATGGTTTCAAGTAATAGCGGAGCCTATCAAACAACAACAAAGGCAAATCAATCTATTCCAACTAAAAATACAGAAGTGTTTAAAACGAATAACACAGATATGTCAATTGGAGTAAGTAAAGCAATCTTACGAAAATTCTTAAATAACTAATAGTAAGGAAATTATAATGAAAATTGATATATTAACTGCAAAACTATTAAAAAAAGGATTCTCTCAATCAAAAGCAGAGGCATATGCAGTAGAACTTACTAACATAGCAAAGATTTACGGTGTAAGTCCGTACGACTTTGTTGATGAACTTTCAGAAGACTTCTCTTTCAATGACTTAGGCTCATTTGTTACGAATAATGCATTGCGATTTGGATATAAGACGGGCAAGATGACTCCTCTAACTCCAACAACATATGTCGCAAGGTCAATTATTAAATAATGGCGAAATTTCACAAAGGTCAATATACAGTACTAAACGCCTCAAAATACTCAGGAAAAGGGACACCCGTTTTTCGAAGTAGTTGGGAACAGACTTTTATGCAATTCTGTGACAACAACCCAAATGTTATGGCCTGGGCAAGTGAACCAGTCAGAATTTCATATAAACATCCGTTAACTGGCAAAATAACATCATATGTTCCTGATTTCGTTATGGTATACAGAGATTCCAAAGGTAAGAAAAATGCAGAACTAATTGAGATAAAACCAGCGAACCAATCCAATCCTAAATTCGCAAAAGGTAGGGCACAACAGGCACAAGTAGCAATAAATTATGCTAAGTGGGATGCCGCTACACATTGGGCAAAAAAACGAGGTATGAAGTTTAGAGTTCTTAATGAAGGTGATATCTATTCTAACACTAAGAAACCTAAACCTAGAAAATAACAACACACCTTAGGACCGATATAAGTTTCGGCTTTGCTGTTACATATGTCTTATAGGTGAGGATGCCATTATCCATTATTCATATCGCTACTATGTCTACAAAAAATGGCAACTTTATTTTTGATAAATACGAATATAATTAATTAAGAGTGTATATTATGACAAAGAAACTAGAAGAAACCTTCAATATTCAACCAGCAGAAGAAGAAACTGTTGAAAAAGTAGAAGAAACTCCAACTATTGAAGAGTCTAAAGAACTTACTGAAATTTTATATTCAGAATTAGCAACTACTGAAAAGATTGATAGTGCGTTACCGCTAGTATCAGACCTTAATCAACATGATAAAGAGATGGACGATATTCATCAAAAGGCATTAGATGCTTTTAATGACTTAGTTCAATTAGGAATGAATGTAGAAGTTCACGCTGGTGCTAAATTGCTAGAAACAGCGAATCAGATGCTAAAAACGGCTATGGAAGCAAAAGATAGCAAAGTTGATAGAAAATTAAAGATGATTAACCTTCAATTACAAAAAGCCAAGTTAGACCACAACGTTGCAAAGGCTAAACCAGAGGGAATTGAACTAGAAAGTGACGGAGCAGTTGTAATTGACAGAAATGAACTGTTGAAACGCATAGACAATGCCCAAAAAGACATAGAAAAAGATAAATAAGAATAGAACAATTATACTTTAAAACATATTTGGAAAGCGTTATGAAAACATTTAAACAATATTTAACAGAGTCCACTAAAGAACACAAGTTCACACTAAGGTTCTGTTGCGACTTAGATGAAGCAGGTGCAAACCGTATTGAGGCATTCTTGTCAAAATATGACCTTAAGTCGATGTCAAAAACATCAACTACACCAATCACTAAGAATCCAATGTTTTTCAAAGATGTAGAAAACTCAAAAGTTTCAAAAGTCGATATCGCAACAGGATATCCATTATCAGCAGATATTCTAAGACAACAACTAAGTGATTTACTTAGTATGCACCTTACACACGTTGCTGTTCATCCAGAAGGATGGGAACCAGAAGAAGAAGTTGTTGACGAAGACAAAGAGGCACTATTAGTATCAGATTATGATGAAACATCAGATGACGGTAAAACTTACGGTAAAACTTTTGTAGATAAATTTTTAAATGATTTAGAGAAAAAAGAACATGAGGTTGTAGAGAATGAAATGAGCGTAACGCCAAAATCTGACCCTGCACCAGAGCAAATGGATAAAGAAGAAAAATCTACTCCATCTGTAATTTCAGGAGACGAAAATGACTAAGAAATATACATTAACAACATCAGAAGAAACTGTTACAGAGAATCCAGAAGATATCATCAGATTGATGAAACTAGCAGGTCTCACAAATGCACAACCAGTTGCTGAAGAAGAAGTAACTGAAGAAGTAGAAGCAGAAGTCTATGAGCCTACTGAAGCAAATGACGAACTAGACTTAGATGATTTTTCTAAAAAGTCTCCAGAAAGCATTTCAAAACAAAAGAAATCAATTCAACCAACTCTTGGTGATAACCCATTAGAGTACTCTTTAGACGAAAATGAAATCTATGAAGCAATGATGGAAGAATTCAACGAAATCGAAGAAGTAGAAGAAGGCAAACTTCCTCCTGGATTACAAGCATATCAGGATAAGAAAAATGGCAAAAAATCTGACAAAGAAGAAACAGATGAGTCAATTGAAGAATCAAAGCCAGACTTTTTAGACTTAGATAAAGATGGCGACAAAGAAGAGTCAATGAAAAAAGCGGCTAAAGATAAAAAAGAAAAAGTAGAAGAAGATGGCACAACTGTCTCTGTATCTCGTAAACCATCAGTAACAAGCAAGCCTGTATCATCTACAGACAAGGCTAATGCAGATGCAACAAACGCCGCATCTGATGAAAAGTTAATTAAAAAAGCAGTAAATAGAAAACGCAATTATAATGATGATGGAATTGCACCACCTAGTGGACATCACAATAATACTTCTAACAGATGGGCAGAATCAGTAGAAGAAATGAGTGAAGAAGAATTAAACGAAATAGGTCGAAGCAAACCAGAAGAAGAAGAACGATTAGCAAGGTTAGAGAACCAATTAGCAAAAATGAATAAATCTGGTAATACTTTGGGTGCAGAGTTTACTCAAAAAGTAATTGACCAAGCAAAAAGAAACTTAGCAAATATGACTGAATCAGAATTAAAAGAAGATTGTGGCTGTGGTCACGGTTCAGATTGTGGTTGTGGTCCAGAATGTGATTGTGGTTGTAACTCAGTAAAAGAATCAACTGATGAATTATCAATGCAAGATGCAGTTAATGAATCACAAGAAAGACTTAAGTATCTAATAAGTCGTTAAAAATAGCATTCCTCCATTGCAAAAAAGAAAGTCTCCTTAGTGAGACTTTTTTTTGGTCGCCCAATAAAAAACCCGGCGATTAAACCGGGTCTTCTAATATATTTCAGAGTTGATTATCAATTAGTATGCATAAGACCCATCATTATTTCTAATAGTGTCTGATGCTGTGTCGGTAATTGAACCAAAGTCTTGTGTGTCAACTCTAACACCAGTAATTTCACCTAGTGAAGTATAACCACGAGTTCTTCCAGTTGAACCACCTGTTGCAGAACTATGTCCTGCGCCTCTAGTTGGTAAATCGTCACCGCTGTCTGTTATAACACCAAAGTCATCCATTTCTCTTAAATCGATAGTACGTCTAACCTTAATCTTTGCCATTCCAGCGATTGCTCTTAAACCTCTGTATCTTGCCATTTTTATTTCTCCCATATGAATGATGTTGAAGTGGGAATCTCCAATCATCAATAGTATTTATCATATCTGACAGATACATAATATACATATGATAAATACTATTATAATTAAGTGAGTATTTAATGGCAGATTTAACTAAAAAACCATATCAAAAAACACAATTTAGTAATACACAGTTGTTAGAATTTAGCAAGTGTATGACTGACCCTTTCTATTTTTTGAATCAGTATTTCTGGATTCAGCATCCCACAAAAGGTCAAATACTATATGCGGCATATGAATATCAACAAGATTTAGCAGATTCTTATCATAATTATAGATTTTCTATATCTATGTTGGGCAGACAGATGGGTAAATCAACTACAGCGGCTGGTTATCTACTATGGTATGCAATGTTCAATCCAGACCAAACAGTTCTGATTGCGGCACACAAATATTCTGGTGCCCAAGAGATTATGCACAGAATTAGATATGCATATGAGATGTGTCCAGATTTTATTCGTGCTGGTGTAACAAATTACAACAAAGGTAGTATCGAATTCGACAATGGCTCACGTATTATTGCTCAAGCAACAACTGAAAACACTGGTCGTGGTCTTTCAATCTCATTACTATACGCAGATGAGTTTGCGTTTGTGCGACCAACTATTGCAAAAGAGTTTTGGACTTCTATATCTCCGACACTAGCAACAGGTGGTAAAGCAATTATCACATCAACCCCAAACTTAGATGATGACCAATTTGCAATCATTTGGGCAGGTGCTAATAAACAATTAGATGATTATGGAAATGAAACAGATGTAGGCATAAATGGCTTTAAACCATATAAAGCATTATGGCATCAACATCCAGATAGAGATAAGCAATGGTCAGTTGAAGAAGAAGCACGTGTTGGTAAAGAACGTTTTCTAAGAGAACACGAATGTCAGTTTATTGCTTACGATGAAACTCTAGTAAACAGTCTGAAGTTGTCAGGAATTAAAGGAAAAGAACCGATACTAAGAACAGGACAAGTTAGGTGGTATGAAGATATCAATAAAGAGTCTACATATGTTATAGGATTAGACCCGGCTATGGGAACAGGCGGTGATAATGCCGCTATTCAAGTATGGGCATTACCAGAACTTACACAGGTTGCAGAGTGGCAGAATAATAGAACAGATATTAGAGGACAAGTACAAACAATGCATACAGTTCTTACTATCATTAAAGATGAAATGAAAGAACTAGGCAATTCATCACCTGACATATATTGGTCAGTAGAAAACAATTCATTAGGAGAAGCCGCTCTTATAGTTATTGAAGAAATGGATGAAGATAAATTCCCCGGAACATTCTTACATGAACCGAAGAAGAAAGGAAGACAAAGAGCATCCAGAAAAGGATTCACTACTACTTATAAGACAAAAATCACAGCCTGTATGAAGATGAAATCTTGGATTGAAAGTGATAAGATGACTCCATTAAGTAAAAATTTTATAAGAGAACTGAAAACTTTCATAGCAAAAGGTAAAAGTTATGAAGGGAAAACAGGAGAAACAGACGATTTGGTTTCAGCAACACTATTATGTGTAAGACAAATACAAGTTATAAGTAGATTTGAAGAAGGATATGAAGAACTACTTGGAGAGACATTAGATAGTGATGTGGAATATAACGACCCTCTTCCTGTGATATTTTGATAAATACTACCAAATAGGACGAGAACAAAAATTATGGCTATAAATTTAGATAATATCGCAACAAAAGTAATGAAATTAATGCAGGGAACAGGACTTCAAATGAAGATGTTCGATGCTACTAGTGGCAAAAGTGTAGCAATTCCAGAAGATGCAAGATTTTTTTATGTTAAATCACCAAATATGATGGTTCATATTGATGATACTACAAACGAATTAAAATTTCATATTGGAGAAGATGTCGATATTGATAATGAAAGTGTCAATAATATGATGAAACAATTGAAATCTTTGGCACATACTAACATGTTAGATTTTGATATTCGCTCATTCGGAAAACATATCGAACCTAAAAACTATGCATACAAAGTTAAACAAAATAAGGAGCAAACCATGACAGACCACGTCAATGAAGGCATGGGCCCATTGTCGGGCTCTTCAAAAACAAGCAGACAGACATTAGAAAATGTCCGACTAATTTTAAAACACCGTGCGCCAGTAAACGAAGAATCTCGTGGTTCTCGTTCACGCAACATCTCAGCAATTTTCGTTGAGACTGGCGAAGGCGAGCGTTTCAAATACCCATTTATTCACTTAAATGGCGCAAGAGCGATGGCAAGACACGTTGCATCAGGTGGTGAAACACACGATATGGTAGGAGAAGCAATCATAGAACTGTCTGATAACTTATCAAGGCTAAAAGAATTTATGAATGTTGTGAACAAGCAACAACTAGTAAACGAAACGAACCGTGCTGATGTTTGGAATGTTAAACGCAGTGTAATGGCTATCAAAGAAAAGATACAGAGAATACAAGGCGTAAAAGGTTATGCTAATTTTGTAGAAGACATGGCTCTTAACGGAAGAAAAACACAAGCAGAAATCTCAGAAGAAATGGTCGATGCATATGTACAGAAATTCACAAAATCTACATTTGAAGAAAACTTAAAAGATATTTTCCCATTACTACATAAAGTAAATGAAGAAGAATTTGAAAATCGCAGAGATGGACAGACTGCCAGAATTAAAGAGATAATGACAGCAACAGTTAAGAAGACTGGCGAAAGAATTAACACAATTACTTTCGGCGCACCAAGCAATCAATCTTATGATTATGATAAAATTAAGAAACAGTTCGCAGAACCACGTACGCCAGAAGAAGCGGCACAACTTAAGATTAATAAGATAGCAATGACATTTGATGACCTTGCTGATAGAGTTCAAGTAGATACATTATTAGACAAGAAAGGCAAAAAGAAAGGTCACGATTTAGCGGC